ATCGCCAACCCCAGTGACTGCACTCTCGGCATAGTCCAGGCCCTCTCCTCCCACGTCTAGCACGCCCTCACCCAAATCTGTCCATGGTTTGCATGCGGATGGAACACCCAAAAGTATGCAGACAAAATCATGAAGAACAAGTGGGGTTATGCGTTGAGCCTTGATGGTTCCGCATTCGACTCCAACCAGAAGGCGGACATCTAGGAGGCCTGTCAAGGCCCGCTCTGGGAGAAAGTCATCGAAGAGCTGCCCGCAATGCTCGATGAAGCTAACGCTAGATCGCCTCACAAGCTGGCGAAAGAAATTGCCGCGCACCTTCGTTCCACCACCAATCAGCTTTTCGCTCACTTCCCGGGCATCAATGCGGAATGGAACTCCCGGCAAATCGAGGCCTTCACCAAGTCAGGAATCCGGGGCAACCGGGAAGACTGGCTCCCGATCACCCTTCTCGGGACTACGTTCTCTGGACACTCGTTCAGAACCACCATCGGCAACAGCATCGATTCCTACATGTACATGCGTGTGGCCTTCGAACTTGCCACAGGCCGTAAGCCGACGTCCAAAGACTGGGATGTTTACGTGTCCGGGGACGATGTCGTAGCTCTCGGGAAGAAGAAGGTTCTCAACGACGTGGGGGAGAGTTACAAGCTCCTGGCGTACGAGAAAAAGTACTGCCCGCATCCCTACGGACTCGGCCAAGTCTTGAGCTCCTATTCGGTCACGGAAAAGAGAGACACCACTTTTTGCTCCAAGATTTTCTCGGATGAGAATGGAGGTGTCTGCTCCCCCGACATCCGGAAGGCCCTTTCGACCAAGGCCTACTACCGCGGCTCCAACGACCAGATCCACCAGACACCCCGGATCCACGCTCTCGCCAAGATTCGAGCCTACGGTAGCGCGTCGGACGACCTGAAACTCCTGCTCACCCTTGCCGCCGATTCTCTCCCGCAAGTCGACGACGAGCGGAACCTTCTGGAAGATTACTGGGCGAGATCGGACTTCCGATTCCTCGGTGATCTAGCTGCCATGCCCCAAACTGTGGCATCCCAAGTGTCCTTACGACACACCACTTTCGTCCAAGCCGCAAGAGGCGACCAAGTCGAACTCCGGACGAAAAAGAATCCTAACCAAGTTAGAGAGAGTGCCAAGCACTCATCCATGCAAC